ATAAGACCTGATAACTCAGGGACGCCCCCAAACTCCTGAGAAAACTGTTGTTGCTCTTTAGGTGCTAATGCAGTATCTTTTTTATAACCACCTGCAGCGTAATCAATACCTTCCTGAGGGTCATCAAATACCCTGACATTATTAAGCGATTTATTATAATTTAAGGCTACCCCTGGATCTTGAAACTGATGAAGCCTGTTAAGCCCTGGCATATCTACAATCATAGGGAAAGCTGTCATCTTACCTGTTTCAGGGTCTATCTCAGCTCTCATTTGATGTGTGCCCATTCTACCATCTGGTTGCATAATGCCTCTAGTAGGATCATCAAGTCTTGTTTCAAAGTGAGGTATTCCAGTATCTACATAATCACTTCTAGCTGGTCTCCCTACTTCAGGCTCTGGAGGTCTAAGGGGAATTTGAACTTCAGGCTTTGTCTTTTTCTTGTCTTTTTCAATGGCTCCGCCTAAAGCACTAAGCACATCTGCAAAGAATGTAAATTGTGACATATTGCCTCCTTAAACAAACCTACGTGGTTGTCTCTTTTGTTGCATACGATTTTGCATACTTACTAATGATCGTTGATATGGGTTTGTTGGTTGATACCCTCGCATAGTTCTTGCAGTCATATCTGGAGGGGTACCCGCTCGCTGCTTAGGTTGCATTGAAGATTGAACTGCAGCTACACCCATACCCGGAAGAGCTTCACCCATAAACCCTGAAACCCTATCACCTAAAGTTTTCTTTGCCACTTCTTCAGCTCCCTTTTTAGCCCCTTGTTCAGCAAGCTTTTTAGCGGCTTGTTCTTTTGCAAGTGTTGCTGCGTTAGCATTAATTGCACCAGTAGTTGAAGATAAATCTACTATAGGTGCTACTGTTTTTGTTAATGCACCTCCTGCTCCTGCTCCAACGGTACCTGTTGTACCAGCTCCAATACTAGTACCAAGTACACCGCCTCCGCCAATACCTGCCATACCTGCAAGGGGCCCTAATGCACCAAGGCCTAAGCCCATAAGTGCTCCTTTTTCTCTATCTTCTGGATTAGCTAGAGCACCTAGTGCAGCTCCACCTAACGCCATTGTTGCTAATGTTGCAAAACTCATACGTCTACTCCTAGTAATTTATAGTTTGGCTCTTCAAGGCCAATAGAAGAATACGAAGGTGCAGTAACCTCCTTCTCTAGTTCATCTAGATTTTCTTCACTTTTAATTGTTGTTATATGCACGTTAAGAATAACTGAATCTTCTATTGCATAAAATGCTCTTTTAGAACCAGCAGGTGCGGCCCAAGTACTGGGAGCTGTTATTACCTTGCGACCTTGTTCTGATGCAACAGACATCTTACCCTTTATCAATGTTATGATATGGGGGTGTCTATGTAATGCGCCTGTAATTACCATACCCTTTGGTACACTAAGCTCCCTGCCATACAAGCACAGATCGTTAAAGTCTTCTATAGGATCTGTAAAGTAATGATTAAGACCTGTTTGGTCCATGTTATCTTCAACTTCACCAGACTCCATAGCGTCCTTAAGGGCTTCTTCTAAATAAGAAACACTTGCTTTTAACTTTAAATCTGTTGTCATACTATCACCTTTTTACTTACCACCACCTGTGGTTTTCTGTACGCTACCAAAGTTAATACCTGACAGCATAGATGCAGCATCTCTAAGAGTATCTCTTGGTGCCATTTGTTCAAACTCAAATCTTTCTCTAGCCGCATCAATCTCTGCTTGAGACATTTGCTCATAACCAGCACCAACATCTCTTTGAATTTGACTAGGTTGTAATGCAGCGTCTTGCAATGTAGGTACTTGTCTCATCATATCAGCTTGAAGCTGTCTATTAGATGAAACTATATCAGACAAAGCTTTTGCTCTTGTATCCGCCATAGTACTCATGTAATCACCAGCAGCTTCTGCTTCTAGCAAGGCAGCTCGGTCTCCACCAAATGCACCTCCTTTTACTGCAGTTGAACCAAGACCCGGAAGAGTATCTTCGTAAAACTGTTTAGTCAACGGGCTAGTAATAGCCTGTAGGTATTGTTCAGTATTAGGGTCCTCTAAGGGATCATATGCCATAGCTCTTTGGAATCTTTCAATGGCTGAGCCACCAACTTCCGCTGCTTGCTCTGCAGCTCCTAGTTGAGACTGTAATCCTATTTCTGAGTATGGGCTTGTTTCTGCTACAGTACTACCTGTAAAAAACTGCATAGGCCCTAAGCCTTCCATTTGCTCTGCGTAGCCTAGTTGCTTTTCATATATTTTCTTTTGCTCTTCTGAAGGCATAGATGTCGTAGTAGAACCACCACCGCCCTTGCATTGAATCATATAGTTATCTGTAAAGCACCCTATAGATTCATCATAGTTAGCCCCTAGTTGAGACCGTTTACCTTTAAGTTTCATTATTAGATCCTTTATTATCTTCAGGGGCTTTCAAGTTTTTACCTATGATAGTGTATCTACTTGAGTACCCATGTTTCTTTAAGGCTTTCAGCCAGCCCCTTCTGCCAAATACTTGTATGTCATCACATCCATTATCTACAGCCCAGTTCTCGATAGCCTCTACTTCTCCTAAAGCCTTAAGGACTCCAGAGCCAGCTTCACCACCTAAGTAACAAATCTCACATGTTTTCTTTTTAGGGTATTGAATAATCTGTGTAACTACTGTGGCAACAAACTTGTCACCAATAGTACCTAGCCATATTTGTTTGCTGCCCTTAACCAACTCTTTCATAATGTCATGTATCTCACGCTCCCCATAAGAAAATCTTAGGGCAGATTCTACATGCTCAATAGTTGATACAGGCATATCTTTAAAATGTTCTTGTGTCCACATGCAAAGCATATAGCCCTCCAGTTTTATTATATTTCGCTTTTAATTATATAAGTTGTAGGTGATGTTTCTACAGCTAAAAAGATTCCAACAACACTATCATCATCAGCATTGTTACTCTGCAAAACTAATGCAGCAGCTTCTGCGTCTTCCCAGTTTCCATAGGATGTAGACTCAACTGATTCCTCTACAACACCATCACTATTAACAACAAACTTGCCTATCTTCATTATATTTTCCTAGTTTTAAGCGTGTGCCTTAATGTATTCACTGTAAGACTGTCACCAGAATTAAGTTCTCTAGCTTGTAATCTATAAGTCAAAGCATCACTAAAGTAACCTAGTCTAGTTTCAATAGTGAACAATCCATTCTGTGAACTATATGGCAACTCTAAGTTGTAAGTTTCTAAATATACAGTTGATCCATTAGTTGCCCAATGAAAAGGGTCAAAAAACACTTCAACTGGAGAACCACTTGAAACAATATCGGATGGATATGAGTTATATCTTAGATAAGTTTTATTGTCACCATTATCGTAATAGTAACTTTCAACTGTTCTATCCGCAAAATAAGACGATGAGTCTAGATTCAGTCCTATTGATCCACCAGCAGTTAGCTTGTCAGTTATATCACCACTGAAACTAATGACTCTTCCGTACTGGGCGGGCGCAGATTCGTATGTAGCAGTTCCAAGTGAATATGCTGTCTGTGCAGATGGATTAACGGCTGTTACATAGAAATATGAATCATTCCTAAAAGTGCTTGACCCACTGGTAAGCATAAACTCAAACTTAGCAGTATGTAGTCTATCTTCAGAATATCCAGGTGTGTCAAACTCTGTCCACACAGTTGTCGTTGATGTAGTTAGATTTTGTGAAACATTATTATTAGCTGCATAAGCCTCTATTTCTTTGTTATCTACAGTGTTATCTACATAGGCTTTAATAGACTGCTGTGTAGCAATATGCGATGCACTGTCAGACACCATGTTATCTTCGTCTTTTACGTCAGACAGTTTAGAAAAAGTAACCTGATTGTTTCCTATAGCCGCCGTATATACTGAGTTATTTGCTAGATTTCCACTACCAACAGTGTTAGCTGCTATCTTAGCTCCTGTAACGGATTGATTAGCTAACTTTGCGGTTGTAATAGAACCATCAGCAATACTAGTTAAATAACCTGCGCCACTGTGGTCACCCCAACCATAAGCTGTGTCCCAGTTAGAGATCTTAGTAGTAGTTACATTAGACGCTGCGTGAGCAAAAAATAATGGATCAGACTCAGTATAAGACGTTAAGTAGCCTGCAGACGAATGATCTCCCCATCCATAGGCTGTGTCCCAGTTAGAGATCTGAGTAGCTGTTATACCCGAAGCTGCATGAGCGGAAAATATAGGGTCAGTTTCAGTATATGATGTAAGGTACCCTTGAGTGCTATGATCACCCCAACTATAGGCTGTGTCCCAGCTAGAGGAGCTAGAATTTACAGTTGATACCGCAGTTGAATGAGAGCCTACTGTAGTATTTAAACTAGTTATACTTGCAGTATTAGCTGCTATATTAGACGCATTAGTTGCTATGTCTGAAGCAAACTGACTAACATTTGTAGGTATAGCATCTACTGTAGTTTTAAGGTCATCAAAGCTAACAGACAAAGAAGCTACTTGTTGGTCTAAACTATTAATTGCTCTTTGAGTAGCCTTAGCATCATACTTAACTGGTAACATTATCTAAACCCCCTTGTCCTTCCTTTTACTACTATGTTAAAAATTTCCCAATCATGTGCAGTATCAGAGCTTATTTTTAAAAACAAGTATCTTCCAGAAGTCCTTACATTATATTCTTTATACTCTTCACTAGCATAAAAGCTATCTTCAGGATTAAAGGTAGGAGGATCATTTACTTTATTAGCCCAACCTATTTCAACCTTAGGGTTTGATGATCCTAGTTTACCAACTCTAATACTAGTAATTTCTTTAACAGCAGAAGGGTCACCTAAGTCGTGGGATTTAGTTATAGCAGAAACAGTCCTAGGATCACTACTAATATTTTCAAAATTAAAGTGACCACCAGAAGTACCTGATACTGCAAACTCGTAAACACCAGCTTCAGCAACAGCACTGTTATCTCGTGACCTTTTAGTAAAGACACCAGTTTTGTAGTTATACCTTACTTCCGTATTACACTTAGTATCCCCTAATGGTAAATTCCACACAACTTCATTGTTGTCTTTATAGTGAAATGCATTTACTAGACCGTACTGGTTTAAAGAAATATTTTCTTTTATGTATTTATTTATACCTTCTTCCTCTCCAAGGATAGTAACAGAGTTTCCGTCTGTCATAAACAATCCTTTTTTAGAAAGACCGTAGTTAAGTCTATCAACAGAAACTACTGACTTTGGAGATACAGCTCCCACACCAGAAGTCATTGCTGTTTGATACCCGAAGTAAAAAGGATCACCTGTATAAGTAAGTATAAACATTTGATCGTCAGTATATATAGCTTTAGATTCACCTAAGGGGACTATACATCTAAGTTCTGAGTTAGCTTCACGTAAAGTTAAACTACCTGCTGAGTTAGTTGAGGTTGCAACCCAGTCGTCAGGGTTATCTGCAGAGCACCATGCAACATCATGGGGGTGCTTAGTTCCACTTTCTTTATCGTAGTTAATTGCAAGGATGTGTGGTCCTGATTTATCTACGGCTTTAACTCGAGTAAAAGGGCAATTACTTACTTGAAGGTCACATGTAAATGTCCCTGAAGTAGCAGTTAAAGAATCACCACTAGTATACCCTGATCCATAGTTTGTAATTTTAACTCTAGTTATTTTATTTAATTTTATTTCTGTTATTTCTACTGCGAAGTTACTACCAGTACCCCCAGTAAAAGTCAAAGAGTCTCCAACAGAATACCCTGAAGCAGAATCGTTTGTTATACTTAATCCTGATACTTTTCCATTTCTTAAACTAGCAAAGGTTTCATGATTCTTTTTAATCTGTAAATCATCCCTATCATCGGCTGCTATAACCCAAGTACCAAAGTTAACCATAGACCATAAGGAAGGTTGAGTAACTCCAAAGTCCCAAGAAGAGCTTGAGCCATCCCAAGTAGAATTACCATTATCCCAAGTAGTGCTTCCTGCAACTTCTACTAAACCAAAGCCAGACCCTACCTCTACGAGACCCGAAGACAAGTCATCTTCTTTAACTCGAAAAAGTTTATTAGTATCCCCTACATACCAAACTCTAGTATCAAACTCTTGAATAGCTATAATACCACGTATTGGTTTATTTGTAGTATTGTGAGGTCCAATAAACCTCCCTGGTATAGGTTTAATAGATGATTCAGTAAATTGAACGCCATCAACTTCTTCCCAAAAAGGAATACTTGCATCGAATTTATTTGTTTGCCACCCAGCTGCTAATAAGGGCGATAAGTCCACCGGGAAAAATCCACGAGGACTTCTTGGTGAAGTTGACATATATTATCTCCTTATAGAGTACGTTTCCACATATATACTGTAATGTAAGGCTGAAGGTTATTGTGAGCTTGTCCACCACCTGTACTGCTTGTTGTTACATCAGCTGAATCTAATTGCTCTTGACTACTACCCTGAACGATTGGCGCAGATCCTGTAGAAGAGCTAAAGCTACGGCCAGTTTGAACAGTATGAACGTGGGTGTGTGCTGGCATTTCAGACTCAAGTAGTGTATGAGTCTTATGACCATCTTCTTCTTCTGCAGTATCAAAATCAGTATCATTAGGATCAACACCAACAAGAACTCTACCTGCACCAAACGGACTCCACGTTCCACCAAAAATAGTTGATGGGTTTGCGTTGTCTACAGAAATGTATATAGCACCTACGGGATACGCTGCTAAACCAGCAGCAGAAGAAGCCGTTGTGGTCATTGATACATCACTACTTCCGCTAAAAGATACGGTACCTGTAACTGCGCCAGTTAAAGTTATGTCTCTAGAGGTTGTTAATCTGTCTGCTGAAATAGTTTTAGGGTTTAAAAGAACCCATCTTGAATTTGTAGCATTATACATTAAATCTAGATAATGATTTGAACCACTTATCTGCCCACCAGCTAGATTACTCCCATCAGTATTAACAACAGGGACTGCTCCCGTTCCATCTACATTTAAAGTTGTAGTGCCAGTAGTGTTTGTGGTGTTAGCTTTAACGCAAATTCTTAAACCTTCTACTAACGTAACATTGTTAGAAAAATCTGCAACGAATGTATTAACACCAGTCGTGGTTGTAGTTACAGCATCTTCACCCATACGCAGCATTTTATTAATTTCACTTTTTGCTGCACCAAAATTATCCCTAACAGATTGAGTCGTAGGACTACCTGCTATTGGGTTGTTCTCATTAATTGAGCTTACCATTTTATTCTCCTAATTATTCCTGTTTACACCTTTTACT